GTATTAAACGGACTAACTTATTTTTTTACTAATTTAATGAATTGGGATTTTTTATTAAATATTGTTAGCCTGTTAACAGCTTTTAAGTGGTTAGTCGGTTTCTTTGTTATTTTTGTTAGCGTTAAGTTATTAATGAGATTATTTAAACAAAAAGTTTTAGACTAAATTTATGATTACTTTTTTATTAATTGTTGTTATCATTATTGATCTTGGTATTTTATATATACAATATGAGGCAACTTATAAGCCATATCAAGACTACAAATTTGAAAAAGAAGTTGCAAAAATGAGGCAACAATGGGAATTAGATCATAAAGAAAAAAAATAATAAAATTATGTTTACAAAAAGTTTTTGGTATTTTTTGGGCGGGGTTGTTGTAGGTTATTTAATCAAAATATTATAAAATGATTACAGTTATAACAGGGCTAACAGGATCGGGTAAAACTTGGTTCATGTCAAAGTTAGCTTTAAAGCGCCGAAAATTAGGGGACAATATCTATGCAAATTTGTCATTTAATTTTCCAAATAATAACGAGGGTGTTTATAGGTGGCATAATTTAAGTGAAACCTTTAATTTGACAAATGGGGTTTTATGCATTGACGAATCACAAAAATTGTTTGACGCTAGAAACTGGGCTTTTTTACCTATTGCTTTCGCTGATAAAATAGCAAGCCATAGGCACCAGTCGCTAGATGTAATAACGACAAGTCAAGATTTTGGCCATATTGATGTTAGAGTTAGAAGTAATGTACACGAGCTATATCACTGCCAGTCGGTTTTTAGATACCCAAAAAATGAAAGAGTTAAACCAATGCTACAAATAACAAAAATAGTAAAAAAGCAAAGATCTTTTGACGACGTGGCAGGTATTAAATGGTCTGTAGTTGGTCGGCGAACATATTTTATATCCAGATATTTTACAAAAGAAATTTATAATACATACGCTAATATAGATTTAAGTCATTTTCTATGCCAAATAAAAAGGGACAAAAAGAAGTGGTTAATAATACTACAGTCAAGACAGTTAGCAAATCAAAGGGGAGGCAGAGGGTAATTATAGCCCAAGACTTTGAAAAACCGCTTACAGCGCCATTTGAGGCTCCAAAACCTATTCCTATTATTGAAGAGAAAGTAGAGGTATTAATAAAAGAGATTATAAGAATAAAGCCAAGTGATTTTAGTGCTTTTAAGCACGCTTTAGAGGAATTTGTCAATGACTGGGATAAATAAGTTATTCACAGTTTATCCAAAAAAAAGCACCCGCCACTAGTTGCAGGTGCTTTTTATTTTTCGCTGTTATTGATAACCACTATATGTAGTATCTCAATTTATATTATACCACTATATATAGTGATAGACAATATAATAATAATAGGCGTACAATATTGCCATATCGTTGTAGGATAAACTTCCCTTGCGATTTAAAACAGGTCTGTTATCTCTCAGAGGCATCTCAAACAGACGGGATCACAAATGTGGTTTGTAAGTTGGGAAGTACTCAAATGGCCATGCCTCCCGTCAGGTATAAACAGACGGGCAAAGAGGAAGTAAAAATAACTTTTTGAAATTATAAGGTGGGTTATTAGAGGCTGAACTTTCGCAATTATTTTGCGGGGGTAGGCCTCTTTTAACCAAACACCAAAAAGGAAGAATTTTATTACATAGTAAATATATGAATAATAGTAAAAAAAATAAATTAGTAAAAGATAACTTTATAGAAGAGTACACCAAGAGATACGAAAAAATGACAGAAGAGGAAAAACAGGTGTTTATTTTTGGCATGGCAATTTTAACAAGTGTAATAATTCAAAAAATGAGGAAGTGGGTCATTGAGGAAAGAATAAAAAACATCAAATAAATTTGGCAAATTTAAAAAATTTGCTTTTTTTTTATAAACGTGTTATAATCAAAACGTCATGACACACGACACAAAGCATGACGTTTTATAAAATCAAAATATGAATAATACAGGATACATTTATTATATTGCTACTTCCACAAATTCAATTGGGGAGGTATCATATATACAGGCGCAATACTATATACCATTTTTAGATTTTTTATTGGTTTTTTTGGTGTTAGTGTTTACTGTTTTGATCATTTGGTTTTGTGATTACATTTGTTATCCTAGAAAAAATCTTATTAGAATAAAAAACTATTTGAGTATATCAAAAAAGATTAAAAAAAATCTATGGAACTAGATCAATCAATATTCTTTCTGTTAGGTTTTCCCGTTGTAATGCTTAGCTTTTGGTTGGGTGGTCGTTTTTTGCGGGATCTAGGTCATAATTAAATTATTGAAAAGTCGGCGCTGTTATATTTTATAAATTAAGTTATTAGAAATTGTATGCCAACAGCAACAAGTACACTAGCAACTTTGGGCGGTGTAATTATAAACACTATGGTGGACTTGGCCACAGTTGTGTTTACTACATACTGGCCTTATTTCCTAGTAGTAGGCGTATTAGTCGGTTTAGTTATTCTTGCTAAAAGACTTGTACATATCGGCCACCGCTAAACTAAAACGGCCTGTCGATTTTAATAAAACGGCAGGCCGATTTTAATATTTATGTATTTAACTTACATTGATCAATTTATAATAGATATAATTTATATATCTTTCTGGCTGATATGTGCTATAGCGCTTGTGTTTTGGTTTGGCAAGGGTTTTTCATGGTTTCTAAATTCTGTATTTGATTTAAAAAAAAGTAATTATAACAAATATGATACTTTTCAGGACTAACTGGGGAAAAATTAATGAAGCTATGCTTAAATTCTTAATAAAACATAAAGTAAATGTTAAAGTGTTTGGTATTATTAATAAAATTTTTACTAGTTAAATATATGCATAAAAGAAGAAAAATAAAAAAAAGAAAAAAGGCAACTTTAGCAAATGAACCAAGTCGAACATTTGGAAAACTACACAGAAGATGGTTTGCTGAAATGATTAAATAGTATGATTAAAATTATACAAATTTGTGTCAGTAATGAGTTAGGCTATCAAAGTCAAATTATCGGTTTAGGAGAAGACTCTTTAATTTATTTTTGGAGCGAAAAAAGGGGAGGGTGGATATTACTTAAAATATGAAAATAAAATGCTTAAATATATTAATTATTTTATGTCTTGGCTTAGTCATGGTTTTTGGGATAACAGAAAATGCTAAAGCGGAAGTTTTAATAACTGATATTTCTACTCAATCTTATGAATCATTTATTCCTTATGATAACGGGCTAGGCTATAGCATTATTTACGATACAATCACGATCCCGCAACATACAGACGATAGTATTTTAATGTGTATAGTTGATTCTTATCAGTCTGGAGAAAATGCGGGGAAATTTTCTATTAGTGGTTATGGAATATCTACAGTTTTATTATCTTATAATGAAAAAGTAAGTTTCATGACAGCGCCACCAGCAGGCAATTATCAAATCATTTACTATTCTTCATGGCCATATAATGTTAATTGGAATAGGAATAACTGCTTTTTAATTGATGGGGTAGATACTGAAGATCCTATAGCGCAAGGTAATACAAATATATATCCTAATACTTGGACAGGTAGCTATAGTGTAAATTATATACCAGTTAAAGAGGGTAATTTATTATTTACATTTACAGGTGGCGGACAAAATGGTTATTTTTCTTCCGCTACTTCTACAACTCAAAACATAATTGTTAATCGTGACGGGGGAGATTATAACGACGCTTTTATTTTTGGTTATTCTTTTTTAACTTCTAGCCCTTATAATTTATCAATGGATACAGGAGGCGGGTCTTGGTGGTGGGCTAATTCTTTTGAAATAAACACCTTACAGGCTCCCGCTAGTAATGATTATATAATGCCAATAGCCCATTATAACTATTTTGAAAATAACGGGAAATTTACTGTTTTAGTAGAAAAAGATCAAGATAGCAACTGGCAAACATTTTTTGATGTTTGCGATCAATGGAACTCAGAAAAACACTATAGGATAGGTTTAGATATTGGGGAGGACTTCTATTTTGATAATGAAATAAGCACCTGTAGAGGTAGTTTTATTTATAGCGCCTTTAATACCGATATTTCTGATATTTCTAGCGATTCACCGTTTCAAGACGAAAATTTTATATTAGAAGAGTGTGACGACACAGGGTTTAGTGAAAACTGTTTAATTACAGAATATCCTGACTGGCTTTTTGATATTTACGTTATACCAGAAGTTATATACTCAAATGGTTTTATAAATTATAGCGGTAATGATCCTTTGGTAATCAATACAAGTAATGGATCGGGGACTACTACTATACAATTCCAATATAATATTTGCGAACAGGAGGGCTACACAGACAGTCATTTTGTTTTAGAGAACTTAGACACAGAAACACTTTTAGAGATAGCCACGACCACCACAGCCTGTTCAGGTATAGAATCATTAGAATTGCCTTATAGTAAAAACTTTGTTAATACTTTAAATGCTAGAGTCGATTTAGTTAATGCCTCTTCCTCAAGACAAATACTAGGAAACTCTTTTAAAATAATGTGGCAGTTAACGGATCAGATTAATACAGAAGAGTGCAACATGCCAAGCTATAATATTTTAGATGTTTGTGACGATATACCGCTAGGAGATTCAGAACTTCTTTATAATTTAAAATGCGGGGTTAAGTATGCTATAACAGCCACAGGTCAATTTTTGTTCTACCCTTCATGTGATAGTCTATATAGTTTAAAAAAATCTTACGATAAGTTTAAAGATTCTTTTCCGTTTAATACTTATTATGATCTGACAGATAGTATAAATACAGCTATTGATACTTCATTAAGCGCTACAAGTACAGCTAATAATTTTTCTATACCTTTTATACGCCAAACAGCAACAAGTAGCGAATACTACATGCTACCTGTTATGTCCTCTACTACTATTTCGAATACTATAGGAAATAATAACTATAATACTTTTAGAACTACAGTTGGCTATATTTATTGGGTTGTTGTTGCGGGTTTAATATTTCTGATAATATCAAAACTATGATCTTTACAGTAATAATTTATATATTAAATTTTATAGTTGGGCTGATAGCTGGCATATCACAAGCCTTGTCACAGGGTTTTAGTGTTTGGCCTGATAGCGTATTAAACGGACTAACTTATTTTTTTACTAATTTAATGAATTGGGATTTTTTATTAAATATTGTTAGCCTGTTAACAGCTTTTAAGTGGTTAGTCGGTTTCTTTGTTATTTTTGTTAGCG